AGACAGCATAAAAAGCACCAGCCTGAAAGAGTACAAGCTGCTGTGTACTGTAGGAGAGATCAGCATATACAGGCACAAGTCTAACAGGGAGTATTATGTGTCTGAGCATAGGACTGGCACGGCGCCATTATATAAATCCGATGAGGTGGGTATTATGCGCTACAGGCGGAAATACGGCCTGATACTGGCTCCTGCTTATCTTAATAACAGGGTGATGTTTGAGAACATCTTGACTAAAACTTTATTTGAATTGTATACTATTTAATAATAGTGCCGGTAGCGCAAGGCAAGCTCCGGAAGAGCGCGCGAACTCCTGCCAGAGTATTATACCGGCACTATTTACTGGAGGATATATTTATGGATGTTCAAGTAATAGGTCAGTTGATAGCCTCGCTGGGGTTTCCTATTGTTGCAGCTGCTGCCATGTTCTGGATGGTAAATAAAAATGAAGAGCGCCATAAGGATGAAATAGGCGATCTGCGTAAAACAATAGAAGATAATACCAGCGTGTTAACCAGTCTTAAGGAGCTTATTCAGATCATAGTTAATAAGGAGTCAGGTAAATGAATAGCAGAGCTAAGATCGTTGCTGTAGCTAAGTCATACATGGGAGTATGCGGAGGCAGCTCCGCACATGCGGATATTTTGCACTATTTTAACAGTGTAAAACCGGATGGCTATACAGCGCATAAATCAGATCTGTGGTGCAGTGAGTTTGTATCTGCCTGCGCTATACAGGCTTTCGGTAAATCTATAGCAAAAAAGTATTTCCCATTATCCGCAGCCTGCACCTATATTATCAACAAGGCTAAGAAAATGAATATCTGGGTTGAGTCAGATAAGTATATTCCTGAGGCCGGTGACTGGATCCTGTATGACTGGGATGATAATGGTAAGGGTGACTGCACAGGCCAACCTGATCATGTAGGAATAGTAGAATATTACAAGGCCGGTTATATCCATGTCATAGAGGGTAACTGTGGCAACAAGGTCGCAAGGCGTAAGATCCGCATAGATGGCAGATATATAAGGGGCTTTGTTACTCCGGATTATGACAGAATTTATGTAAAGCCTGCTGCAAGGCTGGATGATGTTGTAAAAGGAGTACTGACCGGCAAGTATGGCAATGGAGCCCAGCGAAAAGAAAATCTGACAAAGGCCGGTTATAATTATGATCAGGTGCAGAAAGAAGTTAACAGGATCTGTAAGTTAACTGATGATGTGCTTGATAACAAATATGGTACTGGCAGCACCAGAAAGAAAAAACTGGGAGCTGATTATGACATAGTACAATGGAACGTTAACAGAGTGCTCAAGGAAAGAGAGGCATAAAATGAAGTATGATGAAATCATAAAACTGCTTGATGCAGGTTATACGCGTGAGGAGATCCTGAAGATGGAGGAGCCTGCGGATGATCCTAAGCCTGCGGATGATCCTAAGCCTGCAGATGATCCTAAGCCTGCAGATGATCCTAAGCCTGCAGATGTGCTTAAGGGTTTCGCTGATGAGGTCAGGGATGCTATCAAGGATCTTACTAAAGAGATCACAGCAGCTAATATTATGAACTCGCGCATGCCTGCAGATCAGGAAAATGAGGACATCCTTGCTACGATCATCAATCCTAAGATTGATAAAAATGGAGGAAAATAATAATGTCGGTTAATACAATGGAATTTAAGGATGCTGCAGCGATCCTTAATAATATCAGGAAACAGGTAACAGGTGAAACGGCTATTGCTCCGGCTAATACAGCTGAATTTGTTTCAGTTGCTACTACACTGTTGCAGGCCGGTTATGATCCTGTGCTTAATGCTATTACGCAGATGGTATCTCGCACGATCTTTTCAATCAGGCCTTATAACAGAAAGTTTGCCGGTATCAAAATGGATAAAGAGCAGTGGGGCGCTATCGTTCGCAAGCTGGCTATCGCAGATAAGGACTGGGATAATGATGTCAGATATGATCTGGAAGACGGTAAGAGCGTAGATATGTTTAAGGTCAACAAGCCGAATGTCCTGCAGACTAACTTTTACGGCATGAACAGCTTTGACAAGCTCATTACGATCTTTAGAGATCAGCTTGATAATGCTTTTCAGGGGCCTAACGAGTTTGCTCGTTTTATGGCTATGGTCACGCAGAATGTGTCGGATATGATCGAGCAGTGCCATGAGTCAATCGCCAGAATGACTATAGCTAACTTTATCGGTGGTAAAGTTGCAGCTCAGAATGGTGTTATTCATCTTCTGACTGAGTACAATGAAGAGACAGGCGAGACTCTGACAGCTAAGACAGTTTATGCTCCGGAGAATTTTGGAAACTTCATGAAGTGGATGTATGCGCGTGTTGCTACACTGACCGGTCTCATGACTGAGCGCTCTCAGGAGTTCCAGATCAATATAACAGGTAAAGAGATCAACAGACATACGCCTTATCAGGATCAGAAAGTATATCTCTATGCTCCGCTGCTTAATGGAATGGATGCAAGAGTTAAGGCTGATGCTTTCCATGCTGAATTTCTTGACTATGCAGATGTAGAGCCGGTCAATTATTGGCAGTCTATCAAGAGCCCTATGCAGATCAATGTAAAAGCGTCTTACATGCAGCCTGATGGCACTATCGCAACAGTTGAGGCTGCGACTATTGATAAGATCGCAGGCGTGATCTTTGACAGGGAGGCTCTGGGTTATACAACAGTACACAGATGGAGCGCTACGAGCCCGTTTAACATCGTGGGAGGCTACTGGAATCAGAACTATGTGTTCGACGAGCGCTGGTATAATGATTTTACGGAGAAAGGCCTTGTGCTGCTTCTTGATTAATTGCTTTCTTCATACTTGTGAAATGCGCGGCAGCTTAATAGCATAAGTCCGCGCATGAGGTTTATATTATGAGTTTTAAGGTAAATTTATACTCACTGAGTAAAAGAGATAACAGTACAAAACAGCCTGCAGGCACTCCGGTAGAATATGATTGTATTCTTAAGGATGGCTGCAGCATTTTTACGCCATCCATAAAGCTGGATCTGGGGCTGTCTGGTGATCCATCACAGTATAACTATGCTTATATTCCTGCTTTCGGCAGATATTACTTTATAGAGGACTGGTTTTTTACGGATAGGCTGTGGATCGCTAACCTGAATGTAGATGTACTGGCTACATATAAAACGCAGATAGGTAATAGCAGCCTGTATATTATGCGCGCTGCAGGTGCTCATGATGGCAGCATAATAGATACACTTTATCCTGCTAAAACAGGATGCAGTTATGCCTCAGATACAAAGGCTAATCCATGGCAATCAAGTTGCTTTATTGTAGGTGTGGTGTCAGCTGATGCTGCTTTCGGATCTATGGAGTTTTACGCTATGGATGCTTCACAGCTCCGGTCTATGTGTCTGGCGCTTACAGATCCGGAGGAGATCATAACAGAGGATAACCTGTTTATGCCTACAGAGCTGAGTCTCGGCCTGCAGCTAGCGCTGGTGGATCCTATACAATATGTAAAAAGCTGTATTATGCTGCCAGCGTCTAAGAGTGATATAACTAATCTGGGAACAGGTCAGACAATAAAAGCAGGCCGTTTTAGTGCAGGAACCGGCAGTAAAGTATATCCTACCAGCCGTATAACTAAGAGCTACAGCTTTGATATACAAAAGCATCCGGATACTACAGCCAGAGGCAATTATGTAAACAGCAAACCTTATACTAATATTACTCTGACTATACCCCCATGGGGCTGTATAGATATTGATACCAGCGTAACAGCTAACGCGTCTACCCTTAGCGTTGATGTTGAGGTGGATGCTGTCAGTGGTAAAGGCGTACTGGTTGTAAAAGCCAATAATATAGTACTTAACAGGCTTGAGGCGCAGGTTGGTGTGCCTATATCATTATCCAGTGTAACAAGAGATTATATAGGAGCTGCTACATCCGCGCTAGGCGCTGTTGGTGGTGCTATTAGCGGTATACTGGGTAATGCTGGCGGTTTTATAGGAGCTGCTGCTGGTGTAGGTAATGCCGTAGAATCCTTAATGCCTAGAGCTCAGACTATCGGTACAACAGGATCATTTGTATCTAATCGCGGAGACTTTAGGCTTGATCACCAGTTTTTCAGGCCGGTATCAGATGATAATACTCACAATGGCCGGCCTTTGTGTCAGGTGAGGAAGCTTAACACTCTCTCTGGTTATATGCTTATTCAGGATGGTGATGTGCAAATAACCGGTACAGCTACAGAGGATAGCCGGATCCGTAACTATTTAGAGACAGGTTTTTATTATGAGTAGCGTAGCGGAGCTCCTACAGGCCTGTCAGGTACAGGCCGAGTGGATGAGAAATAGCACCTATACATGGGAGAGCTGGCCTACAATACCAAAGTCACGCTATAAGGGCACATGTGTAACTTATGTAGCCTGTGTGCTGCAGCGCATAGGTGTGCTGGAGAGCGGTCATTATATTTGGCATAATACAAGCGGACGCGTTACCGGCGCTAATGACAAAATGCAGGTGATATATCCTAATAATATGAATTTGCATCAGGTGAGATCGCAGCTGCAGCCCGGTGATATAATAATGGATGGCAATAAATATGATGATGCAGGAGGCAGTCATATATTTATCATTACAGGGCAATGGTCCGGTGATAATCCTATAGTATGGGATAATCATAGTGCTCAGGAAAATCTAGGTGCGTATGTATATACTCGTAATAGGCCGGTGATCGCCATAGTCAGATTGTTTGGTGTTGCTTTCGTGCCTAGGTTAAGCAGTGAGGGCATGCGTAACAATCCGTACTGGTATAGCAGAAATCCATTTTATTTAGCTGGTTTCGGACTGCCTAACTGCACATGCTATGCGTGGGGCCGTTTCTGGGAAGAGGGTGATGTTACTAAGGATTATAGTAACAGGCCTACGCTCAGCACAGGTAACGCTGAGGACTGGTACGGCTATACTCAGGATGGTTATGAGCGCGGTCAGGAGCCTAGACTGGGCGCTGTAGCATGCTGGGCAGATGGTCCGTTTTCCGGTGATGGGCATGTTGCTATAGTAGAGGCTATAGACGAAACTACAGGCCGTATAACATGCAGTAATTCAGCCTACGGTGGTGAGTACTTTTATATAACTCATCTGGATCCACCTAACTATCTGCCTGCTGCAGGTTATGTATTTCAGGGATTTATATATAATCCTTATGCCGGTGGTGTGCCGTGGTGGAGTAATGCCAAAGGCTGGCTGTTTAAGAGATCTTTATGGCGTAAAGAGGAGACTTTACTAAGATGAAAACGTATGATTATGATTTTATAAATAGATATAATGCACATATAAAGCCGAGTACTGTGCATGCTCAGGAAAATGCCACAGCATGGTATTTCAGGAGGTATCTGATACAGAAAATAATATCTGTATTTGAATTTGAGGGTATCCCTGAAGAATGGAGTACTAACTATTTTCTTTATACTCTGTTTTGTTTAGGTTTTGTGGTAGTTGTCCGGACTGACAAATACGGCGTGATCTGCCAGCAGGCCAGTTTATACGGATATAATATTTACTACCAGCCTACCAACGCTGTTATCTGCAATCCTCTTCTGCGCGGTGATCTTAATCCGGAGATAGGTAAAACATGCGAGGTTATTAAAATGCAGCCTGATTATGGCTCCTGTTGGGATATTGTAACTTATTATGCGGATCTGCTTGCTCTGGCCTCTGAATCGCTGGCTGTTAATATTACCAACAGCAAGCTGGCATACGTTTTTGCCTGCCAGGATAAAGCTGTGGCCGAGAGCTTCAAAAAAATGGTGGACCTCATCAATGACGGTAATCCTGCTGTGTTTGCGGATAAAAAACTGTTTGATGATAATGGAGATCCTCTCTGGACTACGTTCCAGAATAACCTTAAACAGAACTACGTGGCAGGTGATATGCTGGATGATATGCTTAAGATTGATGCCAGATTTTGCACTGAAATAGGTATACCTAACGTGAACCTTGCAAAGCAGTCAGGTGTTACAGATAATGAGGTGGAATCAAATAACATAGACACTAAGAGCAAGGCTACATTATGGCTTGAGACAATTCAGGAGAGCCTTAACAAGGTCAATGATATGTTTGATTTAAATATGTCTGTTAAATTTAGATTTAATGAGGAGGTTGATAACAATGCTGCTATCAATACAGGGCTTGTATGAATATGATAATACTTTATTTCAGGGGCTGCAGCTGCCTAAGGGCCTTAGTCAGGAAGCTGTTATAAATGAGATCCTGCTGCAGTGCGCGGAGCTGGAAATTATGTATCCGAACATTGATATAATGAAGCTTGCTATCACTACATGGTCAGTAGCTAATCAGTACACATGGCAAAAGCTTTATGATACAATGGTAGTAGAGTATAATCCTATATGGAATGTTGACGCTACAGTGAATATTGACAGGAATACATCCGGATCCGGAAATGCTACAGATGCTGTTAAAGGATTCAACTCTAATACATGGGCTGAGTCAGATAAAACAGATACCAACAGCTCAGCAGAAGAGGATGTAATAGAGCGCAGGACCGGAAATATCGGAGTAACTACTACTCAACAGATGCTGGAACAGGAGCGCAAAATAGCAGAATTTAATATGATCAGCTATATAGCGCAGTCATTTAAGCAGCGTTTCTGCTTGCTGATATATTAAGGAGGTATAAATATGGATAAAGTCGGAGTAAGATTTAGCGGATCCAGATATATCAATGTTGAGCTGGATCCTGAAACTAAAAAGGCAACTATTACCGCTGTACTCGATGATACAACAGTAGCCGGTACAGTAACACTAACAGCTGCTAAGGCTGCTAAAATGGAGAGTAAATAATAATGGGAATTTTTAGACAGTTTCCATATTCTAATTTCCATGAAATGAATATGGACGAAATCCTTAAGATTGTAAAAAATATGCTTGAAGAATGGGCACAGTATTATAATACCTGGGATACTTGGAAAGAACAAGTAACCAGGGAATGGAAAGAAATGCAAACATTCATCAATAACTATTTTGATAATCTTGATGTGCAGAGAGAAATTAATAACAAAATAAATGCTATGGTAACTTCCGGAGAATTTAGCCGGATAGTTGATCCATATGTACCACCTGCGGTATCTGATTGGCTTGCACAGCATATTACTACACCGGAAACCGTTGTGATAGATGATTCACTAACAATTAAGGGTGCTTGTGCAGATGCAAAAGCTGCCGGTGATGGTATTAGAGATTTAATGGTAGATGTCAATAATAAGCAGTATAAAGCCTTTATGACATATAACACAAAGCCTAATAATCTTTACCCTTATATAGATATCTTTGAGCCGATATCAAAAGGGGATATTGTTAAGCTGCAGTATAAATCTTATGGCGGACAAAATCTTGATCATGCTTATGTCATGGCAATAAAAATGAATGATACTCTTGGTGTCATTAAAGATCCATTAGTATTAAATGAAGAATACACATTTAATGCACTTGATAATTATAAGGGAGTAAAATTTATCTTTAAAGTTACAGCTGCAGAATCCGGAGATCCTTGCGAGATCGAATTTATTAATACAACGAGAAATCAGTATTACACCATAGGTGCAAAGAAAAATATTATCTTCATAGGTGATAGTTATACTGAGGGTTATTCTCCGGACGGAAGCCAGACCGCCTTCCCATTGCTGGTAAGAAATTTTTATGGATTAATAGATAATGTAACATTCCATAGATATTATAAAGGCGGTGTTGGTTTTGGTAGAGTTGTTAATGGTGTTGATTTTAATACATTGCTTGATAATGCCATTGCCGACCCGACAGTAATAAAGAACGATGTTACAGATATTATAGTAGCTGGTGGTTATAATGATGGTTTTACACTTGATCAGGCAGCTATAAAATCAGGACTGGTAACCTTTTCTGATAAAGTAAAAGCTAATTTCCCTAATGCAAGATTCAGTGTATCTTACATTGGATGGGGAACCAGACATGATAAATATTATAATCACATGATCTGCAGGAACATGTATAAGAATATTATTGACAGAATAGCAAATAATACTTATATAAGTGGCATGGATGTTGTCCTGCATAATTACAATTATTTTGCCAGTGATGGAGTGCATCCTAATCAGTATGGACATAATGAAATAGCCAGATCCCTGATTAATTATCTAAGAGGAACCCCATCTTTTAATATCGCAACATGGGAAAATACTACCGTAACCCCAGAAACCGGTGTTACCTTTGCAGATGATATAATACATGGATATGTCAGTGGTGAATCAATCATATGCACATGGTTAAATAATCAAATACTATTTAATGAGAGCTCATTAACACTTAGTCCTACACCAATAGTAGTAGGATCACTGTATGGTGGAGTTCTGCACGGTGGAGAGAACTTTGGAACCACACAAGTACCATTTGTAGGATTCATTGAGCACACTGATGGAACTCACTATAAAAAAGTAGTGGGAACAATGTTATTTGATAGTGGTCAGGTAAAACTGCAAATCCCGGAAATTGATAGTGCAGGTGCAGGATGGCTGACTTTAAATAATGTA